AGGTCAGACAGCAGGCGCCAGAACTGGATGAGCATGACGGCCTCGCCATCGGCGTCTGAGCACAGCACCGCGGGCTTGTCGTGCTGGAAACGATAGCCAATGCAGAGCACCTGGCCGCTTAAGGCATCCAGGGCGGCGTTGCGGATGTAGTCGGCCGCGTGGCTTTCCTCTGCCTTCTGGATTTTCTCGGCGATCAGGTCCGGGTTCTTGATGTTGCCAAACTTGAGCTGGCTTGGATCGAAAGGCGGGATGCGAAGCTGATCGACCGGCAGAGGCCCAGTCTCGATGTCGAAGATGATGGTTGGATTTGCTGGCATTGTTGGAAGTGTTGGAAGTTGTTGTGCGTTTGTCCCGATGCGCACCCCCGGCAGTCCCCATGAATCCCGATGGCAACGGGCCACCGGAAAGTGTCAGATCATTTTCCGCAGTGCGGGCAGATGTTGGCCGTGGTTCTCGGCCGTTTGTGGATCATTGGAACACCAAGCCACTCGCAGATCTCGGCGTAACTCACCCAGCCAAAGCCGGTGATGACGTTAGGATGCAGGTGACCCGTGGCATAAAGTGCCATGGCCTCCGACTTGTCCTTGATTGCCATGCGTTCCAACACGTTAAACGTGCGGGTGGTGAACGGGAAACCCCATTGGGCTTGGATCTCGGCCTTCGCCTTGGCGGCCTGCGAGATCTGGCTCACCCGTTGCTTGGTAACACCGAGCACGCTGGCGATCTTGGTGACGGTGAATCCCTGGGCCTTGAGCTGCATCACCTCTGGGATCATGTGCTGCAGCTTCTGATAGACTCTCATGGCTTAAAAAGGCACATCGTCGAAGCTGGGATCTTCCGCCTTCTCGATTTCCTCGAGGCGCTTTGTAACCGCGGCGATCAGCATGATGTCTTCAGCCGTCTTTCCGCTGTTGACCTTAGCCTTCGGCAGCCAGTGCTCGGCCAGGCCGCGCACAGCATCTGACGTTAGCTCCGACAACGGCACGCCCTTGAACTTTCCAACGTGCACCTTGACGTCTGCCAGCTTCACAGGAGAAGCCGTAGCAGGCACCACGGTGGTCACCTTGTCGTCTTCCTTGGGCGGCCTGTCCTGCAGTCGCACCCACAGGCCCGACGGCTTCAACGGCTCGCCATGCTTGTGCGGCATGATCAGCTTGATGTTGGCGAACGTCTTGGTGCCGTCCTGGCTCTTCTCATGGACGATCACCACGGTGGCCTGGCGCCCGATGAGGCCGTCCAGGTCGAGGTTGTTGGTCTCCTCGGCAGTGAGCGGCCTGCCGAACCAGTCCTTCAGGAACCGGGTCAGGCCGGCCTTCTCGTGCAGACTTGGGGTCATTGGGGCGGTCATCACCACCCATGGCTGCACCGGGTTCCGGCTCTTGTCGATTAGGTCGAGCTCGAATGCGATTTTAAACTTTTGTTTGGTGCCGTACTGCGTTTCGTAGGCCTTGAGCGGCGTGATGTCGACGCACACTGCTCGGCCGGTGTATTCCGGGCACGGCTCGAAATTGCCGCCGCCCTTGTTGCTTGTGACTGTGATTCCCATCTGTTGCTGTTTGTTTGTGTTGTTGTTGTCTTACTTCGAGGCCTGTTTCTCGACCTCGGAAATCTGTTGTGCCATGCGGGCGTAGTTCGCCCAGTAGTCGGCGAAGCTGTCCCGGATTTTTTTCAGGTTGGCAGGGTCAGCAGCCAGCGCCGCGGCACCTAGCTTTGAAACGAAGCTGCCACCGTACTCGACCATGCACCGGGCCACGTCACGGTCGTTGATCACTTGGATCCTTTCCCGCGCTTGCGCCGCCAGTAGGTCACCTCGTCGATCTTGTAGGCCTTGGCAGCCTTGTGCGCCTGGCCTGCGTCCTTCTTGGATAGGCAATAGACGCCATCCCCTTGGTTCAGTTTCTTGGCCACGATCTTGTCGTTCATGGTTTGGGTTGAATGATGAAGTCGAAATTGGTCTGCCAGGTCTCGCACAGCCTGTTGTAGCTGTCGTCCTTGATCCGCCAGGTGCGCGGATCCCGGGTCGCCCCGGTGTGCCGGCATCGGATGCGCACGTCTATGTCTTTGAGTGCCGTGTTGCGCAGCGGGTGGTCGGTGGGCAGCTCGTGCAGTTTGTTGATCATTTCTCCGCCTCCTTCTCCCACATATTGCGATAAATTGTCGGTCCGTACTCGGTTGTTTCGAGTCCAAGCTCGATCAGGTGTTTGATGCGTTGCTTCAACGCTTCGTTCTCCGCTCTCAGCGCGTCTCGTTCCTCGAACAGAGACACGACCAGCTTGCCATTGAAGTCACTCACGGCTTGGCCTCCTTCACTTTGATCCATTGTAAATACGCATCCGAATCGGATTCATCTCTCAGTCTCAAACGATATGCTATTTCATCCCCCGCCTCCTGCAGCCGCTTGATGCGGTCTTCAGCGGCATTCAGTTCGCGTTCAAGACTTCTCGCAAACGGAGCGTTTACCCACGGGTTTCCGTCGATGTAAACGACTCGTTCGTCTGTACACGGTGTATCGACCATTTTGTTGGTGTTACCAATATGGTTGCTCATTTGGCCTCCTTTACACGGCGGATGCACTTCAGGAGTTCGTTGGAGCAAGTTCCAAGCGTCCTAGATTGGGTGTCCAGGGACAGGTAGACGCTGTTGTGGGTTCCGTACTGCTGTTTCTGGGCGTTGGCCCTCTCGCGCAGTTTCCGAGACTCATCAGACCACTGCTCAACAAGCTCTGTCAGAAGGCTCATCGGGTCGGGTTTGATGCGGTATTCGACAAGGTGCCAGTTCCATTTTGGATCAACCACCGCTTGCCACGCATCTTCGCTCATGTCTCGGAACCGGAATTCTATTTGCTTGCCTGATTTGAACGCCTGCATGACACCGATCTGGTAGTCGATGTCGGCCGTGTCTACGGCTGCTTCTCTTGCTTGTTCGCGTGTCACGGCTTGGCCTCCTTCCATTTGAATTGAACGTCTCCGCTCGCGTTGTTGGTGTAGTAGGCAACTCCTGCGCGGATGGATTCTTCTTTGAATTTTGATTTTCCGATGTGGTAACCGAGTGCTAATGCACAGAGCAGAAATATTCCTGTTATTGCTCCGGCGATGGTTGGAAATGGATCGTCTCTCACGGCTTGGCCTCCTTGGATTTTACCCATTGGTCCGACGCTTTTCGGCAGTCTTTGCATGGCCCGTCTTGTCCGCAGCCGCACCCAATCCGATCATCCAGTTCTGCTCCAAGACGCTGAAGTAGATTGATTCGGGCCTTTAGCTGCTTGTTCTCACGACGCAGCCTGTCGCGCTCTACGACCAGTATTAGAGCACTCACGGCTTGGCCTCCTTGTGCGGGACCAGTTTGTAGTCCCAGTCCTCAATGTAACCCGACTCCCTGTCGCGGAACTCGTTGATCCAGATCATCTGGTACACTCCGTCATCCACTTCATCGAGGTTGACGATTCGCTGCATTACTGAGTCGGCACCACCACAAGACGCATCCTCTTCGATGGAGAAGACACAGTCCCTGTCGCTCTTTCGCTTGAGGAACTCGATGCGCTTGGTCATGGCGAGCCCACGATTGGTCGTGTAGTAGGTGGTGCTGACCTTGACCACAACGCCCTTGTAGAGGGCTCTGGAGTCGGGATTGAGCACCGCGTCGAGGTTGAGCGAACTCACGGCTTGGCCTCCTTGGCTTCGTGCCATGCTTCACTTGCTTTGAGCTTGGCCTCCTTTGCTTTGCGCCATCTCTCAACCAGCTCTTCAAAGTCAAGCTGTTCATTGTACGCCATGAAATCCCCCGCCTCCTCCAGCCGCTTGATCCTCGCCAACGCCTCCGTGTGCCTCTTCGCCAGTTCGGACACGATGGTCTCTGCGACGTGATCACCCACGCACACGCCGTCCTTCTCGGTCGCGCCGGGAAAGTTCTTCTGGTCGTCCTTGAACCACGGGTAGCCGAGCACCTTGCCGCAGGTCTGCTCGATCTCTTGGTTCTGCTTGAGGATGCCCTCGTACAGCCGCTTGACCTTCTCGCTCAGCTGCTCCAACCGCAGAGCAGCCTCGTGGAGCGCAGCGTTGGCCACGCCGTCGTCGGACTGGATCTCTGCGGCCATGACGCGCAGCGCCATCACCAGCTTTTCGGTGGAGGTGTTCACAGCTTCACCTCCCTCGCTTTGAGCATCGCGTCGGCTGCTTGGTATGCGTTCTTCGCGTCAGCTTCCCAGCTTGAGCCACCTCCATCAGCTAACAACCCCTGCAACGCCGCAGCAGCGAAGTAGTCGCGGAGGGTCATCCCGGGGCTGCCGTACTGCACCTCGCCGTTTGGGAACTGCAAGTCGGGTTGCGGAAATGCCGGTCCTCCGTCGTTGACCTGGTTGCTCATTGGTCGTTGCAATTGCGGTTGATATGGCCCCGTCTGACCAACGGCCGTGAATGATGTTGGCATCGGATCTGGATAGATATGGCTCATTGCCGTCCCTCCAGATCCTCGACCACGCTGATGGTCCGGTTCACGTCAGCGAGCCACTTCTGAACGTAGTCCCTGCGGAAGTCCTCGCGCACGGCGTCTCTCAATGCTTCTTTTGCAAGCGCGATGATAGCGGGAGCCCATGTGTCCCGTCTCACAGAGACGTGTGGAGCACCCGCTGCTGTGATCACCTCGGACTTGGTGTAGCCCCGCATCCGGGGGTGTTTCAGGGGTGCATCCATAGGCTCCAGCAGCTTCTCCAGTTCACGATCTGCTGCGTCGTAGAGTGCGGCCTCGATGTCGGATATGGTTTTCATTGGTCCTTGTAGTTGCGGTTGATGATCTTAAAACCGAGCGGACGACCGCTGCCCATGGCACCACCCTTGCACGGTCGCACCACGATTCCCTCGGCGGGGATATTCTTGGTCTCGGTCACGAACTCCATATCGTCGGCAAGCACTTGCAGTTGGTCGAGCGTCCATCCGATGGGCACGAGCCCAACAAGCGGAACGACTTTGCATGCGAGCTTCTGAGCGCACATGTGCATGTCCGCGTAGTGGAGCCACTCGCCGGTATCAAGGTTGCGGATCTGGTAGGCGTAGAGCGTCGGCTCCATGAGGCCCATCTGGTTGCCCTGCACACCCGGCCCCATGAGCTCGCCCTGAATGACGAGGTTCATGTCCGGCGTCAGCGTCAGCTTCTTGGCGGCTCGCCAAAATCCGTTGTTCTCCGACTCCTTGAGCGAAAGGTTGCGCGAACAGACGTACTCGATCTTGCCCCCGCGCACGATGATGGTGCATGACGATCCATCCAGCTTCATGGTCGCGAAGCACTCCTGCTCTAGGACGAACTTCACGATGTCCGGGTTGCTGAGCCCGTTGTCCTCGTCCGTCTTGGGGGCAAGGTGAAGCGGGAAGTTGCCCTGGACCTCGCCGCTCAGGCACGCCGGGATCTCCTTCTCGTACTTCTTCACGCCGAGCTCACCCCCAACGTCAGCACCAGTCTGCCATCCGCGAACGTGCTCGGGCAGGATCGACAGCGGCTGCACCAGGCCCTGACTGTACTGGCCACGCAGCTTGATCGTGTTGATGCGGATGGGCTTGTTGCCCTTCTTCAGGAACTCCGACCAAGGTGCGTCTGGGAGGATGGTGTCGATGGGGAAGAACACGACCGACTCACCGGCCTTGAACTCGCCCTTGCGGACGATGATCTGCCACCCCAAGACCTTGGCGATCTCAAGGGAGTCTGCGTTCGTGTGTGGGAATATCTCCGCTATAGTTTCGATGGATGCTAGTTTCATGTTGTTGCTCAGTTTAAACGGTCCCAGTCCTTGATGATTTCCTTCTCGACTGTGTGGCGAGCGAACGGCTCGTACCTGTCCCGCAGTTCTCCTCCGATTTGTCGCAGCGACTTGATCTTGGCCTCCAGTTGCTCGATGCGTGACTTCGCGTGTTCGAGCTCCTTGTAGGTCTTCAGCGCGTCCAGCTTGCGCATCTCGTCCAGGCTCATCGGTTGATCCTCCCGTGCTCAATCACGGCCTGCACCCCCCGCCGGCTGCAGCCGATGGCTCGGGCAATTTCATCTCGGCTGGCTCCGTTGTTCCACATCCGCCAGGCCAGTCCGCTGTCGAAGGCCTCGACAGCCTGGGCGAAGTTGCGTGTGAGCGTGCGCTGCTTCACCTCGGCCTGCTCCGGGAAGCTGATCCAGCCCGCGGCGACAGCCTTGCTCATGTCGATCTTCACTTAAGGCCCTCCGCGATCATGGCGTGCTCCAGAATGAGCACGGCGTCCGAGGTCTTGAGCGTGATCAGGATGCCGGGCTGGCGCTGCTGGGCGATGCCCTTCAGGTGCGCCTTCCAGCGCGTGCCATGCGTCTTGCTGTTGCCGGCCCCGATGGTCTTCTGCCAGCGCTGTGGCGGCACCTCAATGCAGCGCACGTTCATGCTGGCGATCAGGCCATGCAGGAACCCGACGTTGCGACCGAAATTGAACATCGCAGAGCCAGGTGCGCCCTTGCCTCCGATGTAGCCGCCCACCTTCTCGATGTAGACCACGTCGCTCTGCGACAGGTAGTTGATCATCACCTCCCGCACGTCGCCGTCGGTGTCCGGCATAGGCTCGACGATCACCCGGCCATCGGCAAAGTGCGCGATGCCGCCGCTCGCCCCGGGATCAATGGCCAGAATGCGTCTCATTTCGCAGCCCTCCTGAGCCATGCCGCAATAGCCTTGGTGGCCACGGCCTGCAGTTTGGTTCCGGTTCTCATACAGTATGCCTTGAGTGCCTTGTGTGACTGGTCGCTGATGTTAATGGTCTTCATTTCAGGTGCTTCTTGACCTTGGCCCAGTAGGCCTCGGTCGAAGTCTTGGTATCGCCGCGGGGTCCGCCGTTCCAACGCCGTGCAAGCTGCTCCGGCGTGGCTCCCTTGCCGTAGTGCTTCAGATACGCCTCGCACACAGCGCGGGCCTGCGCCCGGTTGGTCATGTCCTGGTGCCGGTAGTGGCTTCCGGTGATGCGGTTCACATCAACAACCACGGCCTTGTGGATCTGCAGACATCCGATGGCCTTGCCGTTGTCGCCGATGGCCAAGTCGTTGCCGCTGGACTCGACGATGATCAGAGCGCTGATGAGGTTGGAGAGAGTGTTCATGGAATTGGAAGTTGCTGCGCGTTGTCCAGTCGCGCCCCTGGGCCATGTATTCCTCACTGGCCGGATGTGGCGATGACGCTCGCCAGGGCGTAAATCAGAGGGTTTTGTGGCAAAGCACTTGGGCACGATACAGAACAGCCAGCTCCCATGAGATCACGGCGTCACGCACGGCAGACGCCAATCCGTTCCAATCGTTTTCCGGAACGTTGATGGTGGAAGCCTTGGTGTAGGCGATGAAGCCACGATCAGCCTCAATGGCTGCCGCTCCTTGCTTAAGCGCTACAGCAAGACGCTGCACCGATTCTTGGCTGCAATCGTTGCGCAGCTCGGCGCAGACGTTTCTGACTTCGGACTCGATTGTGTTGCTCATGGTGTTATTGCTTTGACTTGATTGAACCGACTGCGGTCAAGCTGCCAGAGGCAAACAAACTCTGCAACACCAAATTACACGATTTTACATTTTTGCGAGAAAACCCAATGTTTATGCGGGTCAAACGGGTGTCACTGCTTGGGAACGTATGGCTCTCCCGGGTGCTCCTGGCCATGCTCGGCGAACGCTGCGTAGGCCCGCAGGTCGACGTAGTTGTCCTGGTGAAACACCCTAGCAGATCGGTGAATCTTGAATGCGCACATCATCAGCTCGACCACGTGCGCTGGCAGTGCGTGCGGGAGGGTGATGCCGTAGTGCTGCTGGATCAGGCCGGTCCAGGAAAGGCCGATGTTGGCGTGGCTGTGGTGCGGCTCGCCGTAAACCTTGCCGCGCTCCTGGATGGTCGACTGGACGATGTCCTGGCTCATTTTGTGATTTCTCGATAATGCGGGACCGGATAGGACCCGCGGGTCGGCATTGGGATCCTGAACAGCTTCACCTCCATCACTCCAGATTCCACCGCAGAGGTTAGGAGCCGGTTTGTCTGGCTTTGCTGCAGGCCCCAAGTCTTAGCCCACTGCCGGGATGTTTTCCACTCCGATTCCGGGGTCTCGACCTTGCGCTGCAACTCGCGCCGGATGCGCCTCAGAAGCTCGGAAGATTCCATTTTGTCTCGCCCTGTTTCCATTGGTGAACGTAGAGCTGCGCACTGTCCTCGGTGTACTCGCCGAACACCACGCCGTGCGACCAAGCCAGCGTACCGCGTCTCCGCAGCGCATAATCCATGCAAGGCACGTCTGCGAGCGTGCCAGGGCTCAGACACACCGGATTGTCGTTCCGGCGCCCTGTAGCCATGCCTGCGCGATGCGCATGGGCCACCACGGTATTGCCCCAGGTTTCCGCGGTGTCGCGCAGGAAGTTCTCGCTGTAGAGCAGGCCGTGGCCCCACTGGAACCCGCCCAGCCTATACCAGCTCCGAGGCAGCACGTCGTGGTGCTTGATGAAGACCCTCGCGTGCCGCTCGATGGGCTCGATCATCTTGGCCCAGATAGCCTCGGCGAAGCCACGCACCACGGTGTTGTGGTGCTGCATGAACTTCAGCGCCCGCTGGTCGTGATTGCCCAGGATGAAGACGGTGGGCCGTAGCGCATCGAGGAACTCCCGGCCTCGGTCGATGTCGTCGAGGTAGTCGTCCGCGGCATCCGACTCTGCCGGGTTTGTGAGCGCTCCAGCACGCAACGAGGCCAGATCGTAAGCATCACCAAGGTGGATCACCTCGTCGGGCTTGTAGAGCTCGCGGAATAGCAGCACCGCAGCCAGAGCATCCTGGTTCGCACGGTTGCCATGGCTGCATCCGACAGCCATCACTCGCTTGCGTTGTGGAACAACAACCACGGTTTATTGCAAGCATGAAAAACAGCCGACGACAATCTCTTAGGACATCGACTAGCTGGCTAGCTCGTTGGGCAGTCGCAGGTCGACGTAGCGGATGGTCAGATAAACGTAGTTCCCGGTGCTCACGTCGAGGTAGGATGCCGACTGCCTGCGCTCGCCGTCGCCGTAGTTCCTGAGGTTGTCCCAGGCTGTAGCGGCCACGGGCGTCGTTTCGTATGGGCTGCCGTTCTCGGTGTCCCAAGCCCAAGCGGTGAAGCCCTGAGTGTTGCAGTATGTTGCTAGGTTGACTGCTGGGACATACCAATAATCGTTTCCACCTGGATCCTGGTCTCGGTAAGCGACAATCCCGTTCGCTATCAAAATTGCATATGCCTGTTCAGATACATAGAACGATGGCATCGTTTGCCCAAACTCCCTTCCACTGCTTCCAAGCGTTAACATCCCAACCGTCAGAACACCTGATACTCTAGCTGTTCCTGATGCGTCGTAAATCGGGCAAACATCCTGTGCAAGGCATAAAGGCACTGCCCTTGTCCATCCTCTGACAGACCATTCCAGAAGGTTCCACAACCATGCGCTCTTCGTGATCTTGTGGAACATAGGGCCGCCACCGGGAAGGTCGGGATTTCCGACGACATAAAATGGAAGGTTGAAAACCTCGTAATCCCAGCCGTTTGTCCAGGAAAGGTCGGTCAAACCGTCTGAGTAAATCGTCGCATTTGGATTTGGAGCAAGAGGCACCGTTGATGCCATGGAAGGCCTGTCTGGATCTTTGAAAATATCGTCCTTAGTGCTCGATAGACCAAATGCAAACCCATTGAATGGATCGACCACCTGCGTGTACTGGCTTGTCCTATTGGGGCTGCCTGGGATGCGAACGAAAGCGTCGACAGCACCGGCACCACCCCATTTGTTTTCCCAGTAATCAGCACCCCACCCGCGGGAGTCGATACCACTCGGAGACCAGCCGTAGGCACGCGCCTTCTCGTTGTCGTAAATCGAGCTTGAGAAGCCCCAAGGACCTCCAGGAGGAATAAATGCACAGTCTACCGCTTGGAACTTCCACACATTTGGAACAGCGATTGTATCCAGCGAAATTGCCGGAAACAGATTAGACCATTGCGAATTGAAAGTGGTCTTTTGTTGTTGTAGATATCTGATCGTCGTTCTTGCTGTGTATCTTGTGTTAAACCAAGGTCCTACACCCCAATTAGGAGGCCTGTCAAACACCCATAATGATTCGTTATCAGCTTTTGCTTCAAAGTTAAGCAAAGTGTCTCCGTCGATTCCTTGACCACTCGTTGTTACTACCATTAACCCCAAAGGAGTCAATGTAACTGCTCCAACCTTTTCAATTGGAACATCAACCGCATCCTGCCAATTGTTTAGAAAACCCTCTTGCACAGCTATCTTGCGTCGAAGGTTGCGCATTGTGTCGAATATTGTGGGTTCGTTGCCAGCTTCCCAACCACCATCTATGAAAAACCCGACATAGCTTCCTTCCGTGTACTTGTTTGGATAAATCGTCGAGATGGTCACCGGGCTTGCACCGATCTCCCAGTAAGGCGTGGTCGCCGTGGTGAAGATGTTGGCATCGACCGGATAAATGCGGATGACTCCGGTGTAGGATGTGAGCTCCAGGCTCGTCGGATTCTGGGTCACCGTCATGCCCAACGACTGCAGGCTTTGCACGAAGCTGGTGATGCCGGTAAACGTCCGCATTTCCCGGCGGATGACGTCGCCGTTGCTGTTGGACCATTCGACCCGTGCACGCCCCCAGGTAAACACGGCATCCCCGATGGTCGTGTTCGCGTTCACCGGGTCATCGTAAACCCCAGAGTAAACCTGCCGGATGTCATACGGCACAAACGGGTCATGCACCGCACCCATCACCCGGCGCCATTCCATCATGATGAATGGATTGGCGACGTTGTTGGCCTGGGCCGAACGCTCCAGCGACAGGAACTCAGATTGCGTAGAGCCGACCGACCATTCGGGAGGCCCTCCCGCAAAAAATGGAACGTCGCCTGTGAAATACGGGAAGAAATACCTGCAGAACTGGCCTCCTGGCCACACATAGGCCCAGGTGCCGTCAGGCTTGCGTCGAAACGAGCGGCAGCCACCAGGAGGCACAAACTGCCTGTCTGCACTGCCATCAGGAAGCTGTAGGAACACCACAGCCGACCTGGTGCCGCAGTTGTGCACCCGCCAGCAGTCGTAACGCTGATAACTGCGAAGGATGCGGAACTCGTAGATCCCCTCCAGGGCGATCTCGGCCACCGCCAGCCGATGCTTGTGCATTCGACCAGGAGGAAGCGTCGGGTCGATGCCGGCGCCCAGGCTGCCTCGAACGTAAGAGCTCAGGCCCGGGGTGGTCGGGTCCCAGCCGAGGTGCACATCGTAGGAAACGCCGGCCACCTCCCGCTGCGGGATCTCGAAGCTGTAGTGGATCGAGGCGACGTCACAGGTGAAAGGATCTCCTGCAGTGACGTAGCGGTCGACGTAGACCTGGCCGCCTTCGACGTCGAGGTGCTTGTTCTCCAGCTTCGACAGCTCGATCCCGGCCTGCACCTGGCTGTGATCGTCCCGCCAGTTGGTCCCGATGCCCGGGATGTAGTCAGGACCGACAGCGTTGTCTGCCCGCAGGCGTTTGCAGGCATCAGGATCTAGACGGTAAACGTACCAGACGCCATACGGATACTGGCCCTGCCAAACGCCGTCCTTGCTGTTAGCAAAGAGCGGCGACTTGCCTGACAGGACTCTATGGCATTTCTGGTCGAACCTGCCGTAAAGGTTGTTCAGGTTCGGCGCCGTCCACATCTTGTCCCGGCGGTCGGTTGCGAACGGCATGGTGGATCAGTAGAACCAGGATTCCTCGGCGGTCTGCACGTTGCCGGTGCCCGGCTGTATCTTCAGGGTCGTGCCGTTGGCATTCTGCTCGACCCGCTGACCTGGGCCGGCCACCAGTTGAACCCGGCGCACCGCCTCAATCAGTTGGTTGATGGCTCGAGCATGGTCCGATTTCAGACCACGCTCCGACAGCTTCGCAGGCAGTTGGATCGGCATGGCAGCATCAGATCTCGCAGAACTGTGCGAAGATCTTCACCGGGCTGTTGATGGCCTTGACGTACATGGTCGCCTCGACCCGCGGGATGAGAATGAACTCACCAGGCGGGATGATGAAGCTGTAAGGGCTCGAAGGCCCGATGTAGCACCCGTTTAGCTGGTCCATGTTGTAGATCAGCAGCTTGTAAGGCGTGGCCAGGTCAGCAGTCAGGTCCAGGGTCTCGTCGGAAGTGCCGACGTCCTGGGTCTGCTGGCCCATATCGCGGCCGGTCATGTTGACCGTCGCGGTCCACACATTCGGGTTGATTGAGGCCCCGCCCTTGGCGGCGTAGAGCCGGGCCGACATCTCGATCTCGTTAGCCATGGCGGGTGGTTTGTTAGATCTCGCAGAAGGTCGCCTGGATCGTCACGTTCGAGGTGTTGGCGATCAGGTAAAGGTTGGTGTTGATGTACGGGATCAACATGGTCTCACCGGCAGGCAGACGCATGGTGCCGGCGCCAGCAGAGAAGCCCGATGTGAACGACAGCTCGACGTAGTTGGTCGAATCCAGGTTGGAGATCAGCAGCTTGTAGGGGCTGGTGACGTCGACAGGCACGTCGAGAACCTCCGAGGCCGAGGTGCCGATGAGCTGGGTCTGGCTGCCCATATCGGTGCCGACCATCGTGGCGGTTTTGGTGTAGGTGACCGACGGCAGGTAAGCGCCATTCTTGGACGCATAAAGCCGGGCCGTCATTTGGATCTCGTCTGCCATAGATTGTGTGGGTGCGGGTTGTGGTTAGATGAAAGGATACACCAAGATGTCCCAAGGTGCGAAGGTCCAGGAAATCGTTTGTTCGACCTGGTTGGTCTTCACAATGAGATTCGTGGCATAGTTGGTTTGCCTCCACCCCCATGCCGTTCCTGGCGGCGTCATCATGGGATCAGTCGGAGGCGTCGGCAGCATATTCTGGATGCCGAAAAGGTTCCATGTCTGGACGAAGGCGAACGGAGTGTAAACAGGCGGGATCGTCTGTGGCACCTGCGGAAGCCCTAGATTCCCGGAGAATGTAGCGTAACGAGTAAGCACATTCCGAGGCATCGAGAACGAATCCTGGCCTCGGTTCAACATCTGCCAGACCTTCTGCGCCACCGGGAAATTGCCGATGTTGCTCTCAGGAGGCGTGGGCAATGCCTCGCCATTCTTTACCGCGGTTTCGATCAGGAACTTGTAGAGGCTGATGTTCCCGGTCGCAGTCGCCTCAGCGATCACCGCAGGCAACGAGAACAACGAGACCTCGTTGTAATCAGTGCGGAACTCATAGCGGATGTCCGGGATCTCCTGGCCAGCAACGGGGGCAGGCGCCGATGCCAACGGTTCGCCAGGATCAATGGTCGTCCCGCTGAAAATGACCGTGGCCTCAGAATAAGGCCCTTCCTCGTTGATGGTGTATTTAGCGCCGACCCGGCTCCATTCAAGGCTGGCGATTCTCAGCGCATCCTTGCTGCCACGGTAAACGAACGTCCACACCGGGCCAGTGTTGGCCCCGGAGTTGTCGAATCTCCGAGATACTTCGATGTACTCGAAGTTGTTGGGATTCGGGATACCTTGGATCGTTGCCATGGTTCAGATCATTCCATCGCCTGCACCGTGCGGCCAGTGTTGATGCGCACAGCCCGCATTTCTGCGGTTTGCGCCCTGCTTTGGTTGAGCAGTCCGGCAGCCCAGGTCGGCATCTGAGCGCTCAGAGCCGAGATGCTTTCCTTGTTCTTAAGGTCGATTCTCGAAAGCGTCCCGCGCACAACAGGCAGAGGCTCAAATCGGCGGTTGGCGTCTTCCGGCGATTGATAGGCTTCCTGAATCGCAGCCTTCAGCACAGAGCCACGACCGGTGAGCATCTGGAAGATGCCTTTCATGCCGTCGTCCAGGCCTTCAGCGTCCTTTACAGCACGTTCTAGCGCATCTGCGAAGAAGTTCACAGAAGGCACAGCCTGCACAAGCATCTGCCGCTTGATCTCGTCGATGCGGTCGGCCATTCGGCCAATGGCGTCGATCTGGTCCTTGGTGACCAGATTCAAAGGCCCTAGTTCGTTGATCTTGGAAATGGCGCCGGCAGCCTTGAATGCCTTCTCGCCAAGAAGCTCCATGATCGCCGCCTGAGTCTGTGCGCTTCTGCCAGCATTCTGATGGGCCTGCCCCATCCTGTTGATCAGGTCGATGTTCGAGATGCTCCGGTCGTTAAGCTCGGCCACCGAGATGCCGAGGGCTGCGAAATATTCGCGGGCCTTTCCGCCTTCCTCGACGGCCTTCAATCGCTCCTGGGATACCTTGGTAATAGACTTCGCCATGGTCTCGAATGAGACCCCTGTCTGGCTGGCAAGCACCTGCAGCTTCTGCACGTCATCGGTGCTGATGTTGAGCTGCTCCGACAAGTCGCCGATGGCATCGGTGGTCTCGATGACCTTCGAGACGAAGCTCGTCACCGCTGCCACAGACAAGGCGGCGCCTAACTGGGCGCCAACGCTGCCCCGGAACTTGTCGGTTAGGCTTGTGGCCCGCTTAAGGCCTGATTCGTATGCGGTGCCATCCAGGCCCAGCTTGGCAATGAGTGAGAAGATAGCCATTGGTTCAGTTCCTTAGACCGACGTGCTGTTCCTGCGCATATCTCCAGAGCGCTTCCTGCTTGTCAGACCACAGCTCTACATCGCCTCGAAGCTCGGCATTGGTAAGGTAAAACCGTTCCGCATCGACCACCGGCATATTGATCACAGTCGACTCGTCGAATCCGATGGAAACCAGGCCAACCAGAATGCGTTCAGGCCACGGCATCGTCGGGCTCTTCAGCTTAGACCCTGGCTTTTGAAGGATTTCCGGGCAGTCAGACTGTGCCTCAATCCATGATTTCAGCTTCTCGCATTCTGCCAGCAGATTGGCTTTTTTAACTCTGGACCGCATCAACCACAATGGGAACCACCCGAGTCTCGATCCCATCGTTTTGACAGATTCAATGGCGGACTGGCTGCAGACAATGACAGCTTCGACAAGTGAGTGAGCGTCTGCATGGCCCCCAACGATGAACGGCGAACCCATCCTGTGCAGCAGAATGGCGTGCCCGACGGTGAACGCCTCCATGCGGAGACCAAGCACCGTCGGCGCAGGCATTACTGTTGCCTTTAGGATGTCGGCCAGGCCGGTCACAGGTTGGTCGCGGCGCCCGAGGCGGTCAGGTTGGTGTAGCGCTTCAGCGTGATGGTTCCGGTGGCCTTTCCGGTCTGGGTCGTCTTGATAGATCCGCCGCCAGCATAGATCCAACGGTTTCCGGTCGCAGCATTGATAGCATCAGCATAGCCACCGATCTCGATCACCGGGGCTCCAGTGATGACACAGGTGCCATTGACGTCGGGAAGGCTGGCGGCCAGGAGAGCGTTTGCGGTAGAAGCGCCAGACGGTATGAAGTTGACCGTGAGCGTCAGCCGGTTGTTGTAGCCGATGTGTCCGACAACCTCACCGGAGGAGTTGCGAACCTCCTCGGTGTCCGCCTCATGCGTGATGTCGTAAGACTCGATGTCTGGCGAGACGTAGCCGGTGACAATGAGAGCGCCCGCGGCATCATAAAGCGCCAGCGAGGCCGGTGATCCAAAAACGTATTTTGTGCCCTGAGTGTTAGCCATGATGATGGGTGGTTATGTGGTTGCCGAACAGTAAAGCGTGAATGTCCTGGTGAACGTCCTGGACCTATTGGAAATAGATGATGCCCCGAAATCAAGGGGGGCTGCAAATTGAGCTGTAAATGGCCCGCTGGCATCGTTTGTTGCTGCATCCAGGGCGGAGGCCCCGGTCTGGTCGAAGAGCGGCAGGATTCGATTGTCGAGCACCTGCACGGTGGTCAGCACATCATCCTCGTCGGTGTCGTCGGCCGATAGCTGCAGCTCAACATCGATCTCGACCTCACAGGTCAGATCGGTGCGCTGCACCGGCCTGGCCGAATTGCTCGAGACAACCAGCCGAGGGAAGTTTGGCATGGTGTCCTGCTCGTCCGGGTCGTCGTAGAGGCCGCGGCTGTAGGACGTCAGGCACGTCGGCGTGCCGGCGCCTGAGGCAGACCAATCGGCGGCTGCCAGGTAATCGGCGACAGCCTTCTCGGCTCTAAGGGCGACGGCGTTCATTTGATGTCGATCCCGTTGTCCTCCAGCACCTTGCCGTTGGCAAGCATCGCCTCGGTCATGTGGTTGGTCAGCTCGACTAGCTCGTCATCGAGCGCCTTCTGCATCGCCGGGTTGTAGATACCGGCCACCCGGTTGTACTGGTTGTCCGCGATGCCGGTGCGCATCGAGACGAAGGCGGTCGGATTCCAACCTGGGACAGCCTGGACGCCGTGCGCCTTGGTTCCCTTGTGCACCGCCACGTTCTCTTCTGGCAGCCCGTATTGATTCGCCAAGGCCACCAGGGCGGCGTTTGTCTTCTTCGGCGCCTTGTAGCCTGCAGGCTTCGACAATGGCTTCCATTTCGGGCTTTGAAACTGAGTGAAGCCACGGTTGTAAATGCGGATAGCCTTGACCACCGCGGAGCGCAGGTAGCCGACCGAGGCAATGCTCTTACGCATCAGCGACCTGGCTGCTTCCTTCATTTCCTCGCCATAAAGGCCGCGGCGCCCGGCCTTGGCTTCACGGGCCTGTGCGATCAGGTGCACCCGGCGAAGCAGGCGGGATCGGCCGATGCGCTTTCCGGTCTTCTTGCTCTTCCGGTTCACGTCGCCTAGAGGCTGGCCGAGGTAGTCGGCGATGCGGCGCCGTTCAGTAGACGGGCTCTTAGGCGGAACCAGGACAAACAGGCGGACCAGCAGATAGAAGAACCTGGCATTTACCGCCTTGTGCAGGTCCCGCTTGGTGGTCAGCAGGTATTGCTTCAGCGCGGCGTCAAACCGGCTGGTGTCGACATCCATGTAGACGGCCGGCCTCATTTGGTCTTGGCCCCCAGTTCCAGGCTGTAGTAGGCGCCAGAGGCATCCACTCGGCATGACAGGATACGGAGCGTGCGCCCCTGGTAGACCAGCGTGCGCCCGACCACCGGCCTGGGCTTGCAGAAGGTCAATGCGATGCGGTCGGTATTCTCCAGAAGAACGAATCCGGTGTCCTCCCGCTGCAGCCTCGAGAAGGTCGTGCCCTGGTCCAGGGTGTACAACGTGGTATCCATCGAGACCAGCGTGCTGTCGCAGGTCTTCCAATCCGAGAACTTGACAAGGATTCTCGAGGTCACGTTGTCCTGGAAGCCACCAGGCACCGGGGTGTTGCTGTCGGTGACAGCGGCCGGGATGCACCTGATCGACGAGCCTTCCCAGATAAACATCGGCGACCCCAGCATCTGCTGGAGCACCGTCATGCCCTGCTGGAGACTGGAACCGATGGTGGTCACGGTGTCGGGGTCGTGAAGAAGATTCCGGTGACGATCAACCTCGAGGTTGCGTTGACGTGCGGCGTGAGCTGCAAAGCATCGCCGTTCTCGTAGTGGGTAAGCTGGGCGTAATTGGTGCCTGCCGGGATGTAGGCCTGGATGTCGGTCTTGGCAGCCGATGCAAGATTGTCTGCCCAGAACTCGACCGACCCGGAATAGGTCGACGTAAATGGCAGACTGAGGCGGAGATCGCCACTAGCGGTACCGCTCGCATCGGTCACCGTCAGATCGACCGTGAACCAGCGCAGATTCCATATCTGTGTGTAGCGGGCGGTGTTGACTGTCGTGGTGAACGTCCTGCCACCACCGGAATCAGTCAGCGTAGGCACATAGGCCGTCGCCGAGTTAAGCGCCGAGATGCTGGTGTAAAGCTCGGTGAAGTTGTCGTTGATCTTCTGCCCGGCGCCCCGGAGCGTGTCCCCGGTGTTGTCGTTGGCGATGGTGCCGATGTTGATGGTTTGTTGGGCCATGATTCAGTTCTTAGGCAGGACGTACCAGCCGGAGGGCAGCGTCACTGTGGACGGCCCCACCAGCTTCTTGTTGGCGTCGAAAGCATAGACGCTGGCACGCACAGGCTTGGCCAGCATCACAGGGTCACCTGAAGGGACCAGGACCACCTTCGTCTGGCAGCCCAGGAAGGTCGGCAATACGGCCAGCCAGATCATCCTTGAGAGGCTTCGGTGCTTGGCCGTGTTGTACATCGGTGGGAGGTGTCTTGCGGATCCAGTCAAGGAACGCCAGGACGATCTGGTAGATCCAGTTCACTCCGGCTTCTTGTCCGCATCCTTGGCCCAGATCAAGCCGATACCGGCGCTGACCGCGGCGATGGTGGCGGTGATGTCGACAGTGGTCGCAGGGTCGCCGTCGAAGGCAGCCTTCAGGGCGCCGCCGATAGCGATCATGACAGCTCCGACTCCGGCCAGTGTGGTCTTGGTGTTCTTCATTTCTTCAGGGCTTTGTAGAGTGCGACACAGGCAGCGATGAAACCAACCACGGCGGTCACAAACCGCAGCCACTCAGTGAGCTGGGGCAGCAACGAGATCACCGTCGCTGCGCTTGCGGTGGCCAGGGAAACTCCGAGGCCATGACTGCCGCCGTGGTTGGTCGCGTCCATTTACTCGGATGCTTTGGGTGTTTGTGATTTGATGACCGCGGCCTCGATGATGTCGTAGAGCGGAAGGCCGAGCTTCATGTTGTGGACGTTGGTGGCCTTCATGGCGATTTCAACGAGCTGGGCGAGCTGCTGGGCCTGCTGGAACGTGAATTCAATCGTAACCATATCAGGCGGCAGTATCGGCGACCGGCTCGACGGTTTCAACAACGGGCTGCGGAGCAGGAGACCACGGCAGCGGCAGACTCACAACCGGCGGGTTGATCTGGTTCTGGATCTGCTGCGTGACGTTGGCCTCAATCGCGGTCTTATCGACGCCGTTGGCAAAGCACCAGTCCAGCACCTGCTGCTCGGTAAGCTGATCGTACGGCGTGAAGCTACCCGTCGGAGGAGCGAACGAGCAGGAGCCGTAACAGGTGCCGGTGTAGCTGTCCTGCGAGCCGTTGCACCTCCAGTCGGCGGTGATGACGACATCTGTGAGGCTGCCTTCGGTCGGCTTAACGAGAAGGCGTTCGATGATCCAAGAGATGTTCATGGTGTGTTCGATTAGGCAGAAGCGAGCGTGGTGATGGTGCCAGAAGAGCCACGGTACTTCAGCGCACCGGCTTCGACGTAGAGTTGACCTCCGGTGACGTTCGCAGTCGGAGCGGTGCCGTTGGCAATCTGGATGGTTTTGGCTGCGGTAGTTCCGGCAGCGGTAAGACCTACGAGGATGTTTCCAGATCCATCGATACGAGCAGCTTCAGTGGTTCCGTTTGTGACATAAAAAACGTGTCCACCGGTTCCATACGAACGGAATGCGGTTCCACCAATGTTTTCAATGACACTGTACTGACCGCTCGTTCCACCACGATAAATGGTGAACTTGTTCGCACCGTCAGGATTTGAATCTGCGCCAAGGCTCAACCTGCTGACCGGACTTCCCCCCACCCCCAATCCGGTGCTGTTGAGGCGCATCGCTTCGACGTTTCCGACGCCAAACAACAAAGCTCCGGCGCCGTTGTTGTAGAGATAACAATTCGCATCAACCTGCGTCAAATTCGTGAAATAGGAAGGATCAGTGGTGTCCCAGATTCCAAGGGTTGGTCCAGCAGAGGCTTGAATCGTTAATCCGGTTCCAGATCCAGACACTCCGGTGACTTTGTTGACAAGACCACCAATGCTTACGTTGTTTGTCGCGCTGTCCACCTTCAGAGTGCTGGTGTCCACCGTCAGGTCGCCGCTGATCGTCGCGCTGGCGAGCGTGGCGGTGCCGCCTGCGCCGAGGAGTTGGTTGATGGTCGACTTCTTCGTCGTGCCGCTCGCGGCCATTGACGTATCGGAAACATCAACGATGACCAGCGGATCAGCCGCCGGATCGACAGTGGAGATAGCCGTTAAGGCTGTGATTTTTGAATCTGCCATAGGTCAGTAAACGGTGAGGATGAACTTGTCGTTGTTTTCTTGTAAAAGGAGATCGGTGCCGTCTTCCAGAGCGATGCGGTCGTAGGTTCCAAACGAGAAGACAATCTTCCCGGTGGCATCCTCCTGGAGAACGTAGAACTCGTCCTCCTGGAGCATATCACGGCGAAGGATCGGCAGGTCGTACCCTCCAGCTTGTCCGCTGGGTGGACGATTGGTTCCGATGCCTATGCCGAGTCTCATGGATTAGGCAGCGCGGGCCAGAAAGGCAACAGCCTTTCCAGAAGCCAGTTGGAATCCGGTGATGTCACCGCACAATGGAAAACCCGCAGGCAATGTGATGCCAGTCCAGGTTCCAGAGATCCCGGTGCCGGTGATCGAGGTGAAGACGGTCGGCTCGGTCGGAATCACGGCCGAGAAGTTGCCGGTCTGGGCAGCGGTGGTCGTCACAGGGAAGAATCCCTGGCGCCCCATGCTGTATTCCATCGAGATGTCAGCTTGAACGGCCATTTTGAATCTTGTTTAGAGGGGGGCCGCCGAGATTTCCCAGCAGCCCCCCAATTTGAACGGTTAACCTTTTCTGATCTTCGGTGCCAGGGCTCCCTGTATCCACAGGATGAGCTTGCCTCCCTCTGGGACGTTCGCGGTGTTGAAGTCGGTGCGTTGGAGAGACGCATCGACCTCGGGACCGGCGACAATCTTTGCCTTGCCGTTGCGGTCCACCGAGATGGTTGTGGCGATTCTCATGGTTCAGCCTATTAGGCGGTGACCAGAACCTCGGCCTGCGTGGTGTCCGCGGCAGCGGCGCCGAACATGATGTCGTAGGACGCCATGTGGCTGCGGCTGGCGCGGCTGTACCAGACGGAGAGCAAGCAGCTCAGGCCGTTGTTGGTGGTGACCGTGCGCTGCTCGATGAACTCGCCCGGGATCATTCCAACCGGAAGGCCGGCGGCGATGGCGATGGCGTCAGGGCCGCAGACGAAACCAACGGCGTTGGTCTCGGCAGAGGTCCATCGGTTGTTCTCGGCGATCACGTCAAAGCCGAACCGGCCGTTGTTCAGCGCCTCGTAGCGGCCATCCGGGAAGGTATTGGAAGCCGCGGAGAACTGCAGGCGGGCCAGGTGGCCACCGTCGAGGATCAGGTTCTTCGAGCGGTAGTTCTTCGCCAGGGCGAGGATCGCCGGGAGATCGCTGGTGTCGAAGTTCGCAGCCGTGCCGATAGCGGTGGCGGCGCCGTAGTTACCGGAGACCATCAGCGCGGTCAGGACGTCGCTGATGCCGTAGGCGAACAGGTCAGCCGAACCGGCAGCCAGGTCGGCCAGGGCGAAGCCCTGGTTCAGCTCCTGCTGGGTCACGGTGAAGTTCTTCGAGATCTGATTCACCGTCACCGAGGTGGCGGCCAGCGTGCTGTCGTTGTTGGTCTCCCAGCTCGACGGGTTGGTCTGGGCGGCGGTGCCGGTGGTGAACTTCTTCACCTGGACCGTGGCGCGGGGGCGGAGGTTGTCCAGGCCGACGTTTCGAGAGAAGGCGCTGACCAAGGCCAGGCGGGTGGCCGCCACGGTGATCACGGCGTCGGCGAGGTAATCAACAACCAGGCCAGAAGCGAACGTGTTCGCGTTCTGCGGGGCGTGCAGCGCCGACTGGCGGAGCAGCTCGCTGTGGTTCTGGATGAGGAAGTCGCGGCGCTTGGCACCGGCCTGCATCTTCTTGTGGGCCTCGAGCAGCGGGTTGCCGAGGTTCTCGATGCGAACCGGGGCGACGGGCTCCGGGGCAGGGGCGGCAGTGGGGACCTTGGCCGAGATCGCCGCGGCAACCGCCTTGGCGACGATGGACTCGATGTCGAGGGCGGCGGACGGCGCGGTAGGAGCGGCCGCCACCACGGTGTTGGTATCACTCATATCAGTGTGTGGTGTCTGTGATGTCGGCGCGGTTGTCGCGCCATCGCCGGCAGCGGGAGTGCTGTCGGTCGAAATCTTGTCGTCAGGCTCGGAGAGCTCTTCCTCTTCCTCGACCTGGGCAGCCAGTGCCTTGAACCAATCACGGCCGGCAGCGCCGCCCCAGAGGTTCGCAGCCACATCGGCCGGTGTGTTGGGCTCGGCCTCGAGGAATCGCTCATTACGAGCCCACCAGGCCACAGCCTTCTTGATCTTCTCGACGCTGGGCTCTTCGCCCTTCGCCATGTTGCGAGCCTCGATCACTGTGGCCTCTTCGAGACCATCGCCACCGAGGCCTTCCTCGTATTGCTGGATCCCTCGCTCGAGGTTCCTGCGCACCGTAGGAGGCGCCGTCCTGGAGACAGCCCGCGGGTGCCAGCAGGCAGCAATAGCCATCTGCATCTCGGTCATCTTGTCAGCCAGGCCGAAATTGATGGCCTCCTGGGCGGTGAACCAGGTCTCTTCCTTCATCAAGGCTTTGATCTGATCCATCGGCTTTCCGGTGTTCTTCGCGTAGATCGAAGCCAGAACTTCGCCGTGCTGATCCAAGGCATCAGCCATCTTCCGCATATCGGAAGAGCTGCCGGCGACCATGCCGGAAGGGTCATGGATCATAAAGAGCGCCGCGTCGGCGATCTCTACGGTGTCGCCGGCCAGGGCGATGATGGAAGCGATTGAAGCAGCGATGCCGACCACCCGGGTGGTGACGGGCGCCTGCCGGCCTCGCAGCATATTGTAGATGGCGAAACCGTCCCAGACGTTGCCGCCCGGGCTGTTGATCTCGACCACCAGAGGCCCGGGGCCAACCGACTGCAGCGCATCGGAGAAAGCCTTGGCAGAGACGCCGGAACCACCGAACCAGTCTTCGCCGATCTGGTCGAAGATCTGGAGCACGGCAGGCTCAGAGGCCGAGGCCCGCGGGGTGTAAGACAGCCAGTTTGTGACCTTAGTCATTGTTCTTCTTCGCCTTCAGTTTGCGCTTGGTTGGCGCCTTGGCAATAACCTGCTCGGGCGGTTCTGCAGGAATCGGTTCAGGCAACGATTCGCCAGACGGGGTGTCTTCGACAACAGGCAGCGCAGGCTCCGGAGCAATCGGCAGCTTTTGAGCGGTCGAGATCTCCGAGACGTCGATGCCGTATTTGCTTGCCAGGTCGCGGATGTGCTTGGCCTGCTGGGCCTTGGCTTCGAGCGCCGACCTCCAGTCGATGCCGCGGGCGCCGTAAATCTCGTCGTAGGTGGTGATGCCGGCCTCGAGCTCGGCGAGCTGGGCCGCGGAGTTGCGGCCGACGTCGACATTCGGCGCCCGGGGGGCCTGGATCGCCACTTCGTACCAGTCGTCCGGGGAATCCTGCAGGGTAGGATCGACCCGGATGGCATATTCCATCACATATTCCCAGATCCGACGGGCGGCCGAGGCCATCACCTGGTGGCGGCTCCGGAACCAGACAGAAGACATATCCAAGGCGCCGCGGTAGACGGTGCCCTGCATTCCCTCTGGGAAGACCAGGACATACGGGATGCCGACGCCCGCGCACACCTTTTCGGTCAGGCTGCGCCAGTATTCCCGCATATTGACGTTTGGGCGGTCGGCCTGGAACTGCTCGAACTCGTCGCCAGACTTCAGCACCTTCACGGTGCTTCCGAAAATGTTCTCGTAGTAGGTCTGGGCGGTGCCCTGGCTGCCGGCCACACCGGAGCGCAGGCTTGTGGCCTGAACCTCACCGGAGGCCGTCTTGATCACCTGGGCAACGCTGGAAGCCAGCTTGCAGGATTCCATCTCCAGGCGCTGCAGGTCGTCCAGGTCGTGCAGGTCGTTGATGACGCACGCCACAAACGGCAGGCCGCGGAGCTGTCCCGCCCGCTGGGCCTCGAAGATGTGGATGATCGAATCCGAGGAAATCGACCGGATGTCGGTGAGTTGTCCCTGCTGCTGCTCCTGGCCGATGAAATAGGATAAGGCGCGGCCGGTGCGCTGATCAAACCGAACGCCATCGAAGATGTCGGGCTGGTTCTCCTGGCCGGTAGGGGTGGCCACCTGCTGTGGCTCGATGAGCTGCAGCCTTGGGCGCCCGGACTCACCGCGGGTCAGCAGGATGAAAGATTCGCCATCGTAGAACCAGCCGCGGGCAGCCAACGACATCAGGGTGCCGAACGATTGCCTGGAGCCGATGTCAGGAAAGCGGCACCAAAGATCCCACCAGCGCTTCGCCCGAATGTTCCAGTCGGGATTCGAGCTGGCCGGCTGCACCGAGAAGTTGCTGCCGACCGTGTAGTTCTCGAAGAGATCGCCCAGGCGGTTCATTACCGCGTTGTTCTGCTCAAAGAATCGGCTCTTGCGAACGATCTGCTGCCGGGTGCTGCTGGTGACGTCGAACCTCACCGAGGTGTATGACGTATCCAGGAACGACCGGCGAATGCTGTTGGTCGCGCCTTCGTAACGGTCGACAGGCGCTGACCGGAACTTGGCCAGGATGTTGTTGAAAAGTCCCATCAGGTCATCCCGGTGCGAATGGTGCCTTCGCGTCTAAAGTTGGAGAAATCGCCGCCATAGGAGGTGGCAGCCACCAGGACCACCGACATCATCTTGGCGTAGATCTGCGCATCGGTCGGGCTGGCGATGCCGTCCTGGTTCAGGAAATAGACCGCCAGCTCGTAGTCGGAGATTAGGCTTTCCCACATCTCGACCATCTCGGAAGGCGTCGGTGCGCCTTTGCCTGGCTCGGCGAACTCGACCGAAACATCCGAGGAAGACGTCGACCGCACAACCTGGCCGGACTCGATGGTCGTGGCCGATGCGATGCTTTTCGCAGACAATGCAGCCAGAAGCGTCACACCACCAAGAGCGCTGTAAACGCTTCGGAGGTATGCCCTTTTGATGGCCACCGTGTATGTGAACACGGCGCGGACCATGCACGGTCTTTTTATTCCATCAAGCCGTTAGCAAAGGCTCCTGCGGGATCAGGTCGTTCCAGAGCATTACCATGGCAAGTTGCATGATCTCGCAGTCGTGAAGGTGATCAGGCCATTTTTGGTTCCGTTTCTGCCAGACGTGTTTGATCCGGCCTGAACGATTGGCCACGGGTCGCAGCAGGTGTGAATCGAGGTGCCGCCAGTAGAGATCGGGCTCGGCCAGGTATGCGCCATCGACCTGCCAATCTGCCGGCGGTTGGGAAATGCCCCATTCCCGGTCAATGTCGCCTTTCCTAAGCCTCGAGAGCATCTCCCGCAGGTGCTCGGTGTCGAACACCAGGAGCGGCTGCACCACGTCGGTGCGCATTGATGAAGACGTCGAAATGCCGAACGGATGCACCGCCCCGGACTTGGTTGTGAATCGGGCGCCGACCTCCCGGCCTTTTGTCGGCATCCAGCCGATCAGCATCGGCTTGCGAAGGCCTCCTTCTGGCGGATAGCGCAGGCCGCACGGGAACGTCACGGGATTGGATGTGATGGTAGAATAACCTCCGCAGGCATCGTAAACGGTTTGCGTGTTGAACCCGGAGTCGATGCCGACGTCCATGTCGTGCACCTCTAGCTTCACCTGCACCCGTCGGAGTGCGGCGAAATCATCGGCATGGCCGGCGGCCACCAGCGTGCTGTTGCCGTCCTTCCATTCCCGGCAAACCCACCACAGGTAAGGCGCGACGGCCTGCACGTCTGCGGTCAGGTATCGACGCCCGCCATCCACTCGGACGATCTGGGCGGTCTCGGTGCGATCCTGCTGCACGTCCTGCTGCTCCCATGGCTCTGCCAGGGTGCCGTTGATGAAGCCCTGCAGGCCGGCCATGGATGCCTTCGCCTCGAGGAAGGAAACGGCCAGGTGTCCCCAGGTGCATTTGCGGTCGGGGCTGTAGAGGCTCGAAAGGTGGTAAGATCGGACGCCGGGAAGCGCTCCGGCATTCTCGGGCAGCCATTTGCCGTGGCGAAGCGCAGCGACCTTGTGGGCGTCTGAGATGTGGCCTTGGCAGAGCTGGCAGACGTAATGAGCCGAGGCCCTGATCTTGGCCAGGTCAGGCTTACCATCCTCGGTGCGGGCGTCGTCCCATGTGACCTGTGACCACAGCAGTTTGATGTGCTCCTTGCAATGCGGGCACGGGATGTAAAACCGCCGTTGGTCGCCTCGAAGGAAACGCTGCCAGATCCGGCCTTCGACGACAGTGGGTGTGCTGGTCATGAAGGCCTTCGAGCTGCTGAAACTCTTGAGGCGCTGCTCGGCCAGGTCGAGGGCGTCGGCCTCCTTGGCGGTAGCCTCGGCGAACTTGTCCACCTCGTCGGCGATCAGAACCCGGACGGGGCGGCTCGCCAGGTTGGCCGGGCTGTTGGAGCCGACGAAGGTGAGCGTCGACCTGGTGAAGTTCTGCTCGAGGTTGGTGATCTTGTCGGCCTCTGCCGGGAAGCATTCGAGCATCGCCGGGCTGTCCTCGAGCATCGGCATCCACCGACTCTTCGAGAATGACCTGGCCAGATTCTCTGAAGGCATCAGCCACAAGGCCGGGCTCGGCTCGTTGGCAATCATCCAGGCCAGGCCGGCCATCAGGGTGGTGGTCTTCGATGTCTGACTTCCCCAGCACAGCGTCACCTCGGAGACCGACGGGTCTTTCCAGGCTTCCATCGGCTCCCGGGTGTACGGGCGCACCGAGGTTGAGAACGGCCCGGGATGCTCGGTCTGCCGTTGGGTAAGGCGTAGGTTGGCCTCGGACCATTCGACCACCGTCTGCTGCGGGGTCGGGCGGTAGAGGTTGCGGCGATAGTCGAGCAGGCTGCGTTGAAGGTCGGTCAGGCTTTCCATGGGTCGGTATTGTGTAACGTCTTCAAGGCCACCTCCTGCACCCAGCGATTGAGCTCCCGCTCGGCGTGCTCCGGGTCATGCGGGGCAATGCGCCCGGATAGCTGCTTAGGCATAGCCTTCAGCAACGAGGCCACGGCGCCATCGTGCTCCTGCATCACCCGGCGCACCCAGTCGCCGGACACAAGGCGGCGCTCCTTCTCGGCCTGGGCGATCACCTCGTCCCGGGCGCTGGTCAGGTTCTTCGCTGCCGCGGCATGGATCGCCACTAGGCGCCCGGCGTCTGCCCGGCCGCCTCGAAGGGCTTCGACCGCCAGATCGTAGGCAGCCCGCTCGATTTGCCTCTGTCGCTCGTAGGCGCCTTCTGGTGTGTCGGATGAGGCGGCCGCGGTGTTGACAGGTGGCTCGGCTTCCGCGGGCCTGTAGGGGCCTTCCTGTTCGATGGCGGGGGCGTCATCTGAAGCGGGTGGCGCTGCACCAGGCTTTGCTCTGAAACGGATGTTCTTTTTCCGCCATTCGTCGGCAGCCTCGGGGCTGTCCATTGGCATCCCGCGTTTGACCAGTTGCGTCACTCGGGGCTGGGTGAGGCCGGCGTGCAGGCCGTATTCCTTATGCGTCATGGCTGAAGCGCCTTCTTAATCTCTTCCGGAATCATCGACTCAGGCAGCGTGGCCGCGTATTGCAGCGCCCGGAAAACGCCGTCGTACCTGGAATCACCAGGCTTCGGCACGCAATAGGACGCAAGTTGCTCGGGAGGCGTTCCGCGTTTCAAAAGGCGGATAAACCAGGCCACGTTGGCCAGGCCGTACTGTGAAACGAGGAAGTCAAGGTGATTTGGCATAATCTATTTGTTGACAGCATTACGCGCACATAATCGAAGGGGTCT